AGATGGGGATTTTATTGCTTGTATTTACGGGATTCCAATTAGTAGAAAGAACTGTAATTGCCGTCGCTAATGGATCCACTCCTGTAGTCATTCTTACTCACATACTTTATAGGGAAGGAAAAGGGGATTAACCCCCCCTATACAAAAATGGTTGTACAAAATCGCAAAGTATTAATTATTTACTTTATTTATATCAGTATCTAAACTACTATGATTTCAGTTCGATTATGAAGAACTTTATTGATTCTTGCGTTCATTCTTCCTATTCTATCATTGTAAGAAAGTCTAGTTGGATCGCCTGTTTCATTCAACATATTAGACCTATCATCTGCTTCTATGAACTGAATCGCGGCCAGCATAGCAGTTGCTTGCTGGATGTCCTTTGGAACAGCGGTTTCACCGTATCGATAAGTTAGTCTTATTGCGTTTTCTCGCCAAAAAGGATGCCACTTCCTTACGTATAGAACCCCGCGTTCACTATCAAGCCAGTAGTCTTCTGCTCTTCCTTCTGTCTTATCTGCTACCCAATCTATATACTCTTTTCCGTTCCAGATTTCTATCTTATCCCCTGAATCTGTGTCGAAAGTCTTGATTCTTCTATGCCTTAGATAAACAGGGAGTCCATCTGTGTAGTGGTAGCGATAGTAGTGATTCACTCTTGGAAAAGAATAGAATTCATTCGTTACTATCTTGTTTCTCCAAGCGTGCTGAGTCCTATGGTCTACTGTATCCTGTGCTTCAGCAATTGCTTCAGCTACATCATCATCAGTAGGCAAAGTAGAACCAGCGAATAAGAAATCTACCTGAAGGATTCTCTTAACATCTGCGGACCCTGCATATAATGACATTTTTTCACCTAAATTAAAGGAACTAAGGCAAAAGCCTTAGACTTCCATGTGTATAAAATATACTGAGCCGTTGTTTGTATACTGAACTATCTGGTCTCCGCTTTTAAAAGCAAATCCAGCTAATGATGCAGTTATAGCAGCTGTTCCAGCACTTCCTGTATTGATGGGAAAAGGCCCACGAATAGAGGCTGAAACCATTTAACCCCGCCCCCATGCGAACCATTGCCCAGATTCTCCATTCAATGTAACAATCGTTACAGCACTTCCACTTACTGGAAAAGTCTCGTTAACTGCTGCAGCAGTTGCACCAGCAGAAGCACTTCCAGCTTGAAGCATCAATCCATCGCAAACTTTTAGTCCTGTATCAATATCCCCTCCTGTGCCTCCAGCGGTACTGGTATAAGTTCCATAAGTTTGGTTAGTGTCACCTGCAACATTCTTTACTTTTCTTGTCATTACATCTGTAAATGTCATATTATCCTCCTCCTACATATTCTGTAAGTAATTTAGATTCTGATCTTGTAATCTTTCTGTCTAGTTTATATCCTTGTTCTAAGTGATCCACCAGATTCTTCTTGTTAATATACAAGTCTGAAATCTTCTTGACGCTTTTAGCAAGCAATCCTAATGCCTTCAATTCGTCCTTAAAGATTTCTTCGTCTGGTTTAGGTGGAGGTGCTACTTTGGTAAAAAGTTTTACTTCCTTAAACCTCTTGTTGCCTTTAAAAAAATCAATGTCGTCACTGTTGTCTACCTTAAAAGGAATCCCAATGTTAATAACATAAAGAAATCCACTGGGGCCTTTGTAAGAAGCGAGTCTCGCTGCTTGTGTTAAAAATAAAAATTTAGCCATTTTTCACCTATATGGCTAGTTTAACAATAGCCCACCAGTCACCTACTTCAACGCCAGTATCAATAAGTGTTAGTCCTATTGATCCAGCTTTTACAGTAGATTTACCATCAACATTTGATTTATTCAGTGGTATTGTAGCACTTCCTCCTGTAGGTGCACCAACCCATGAAGTAACACCTATTCCATGAGCTATAATTGCACTTCCGCCTGTAATAATATCTGCTGTTCCAGCACTTGCACTGTATGTTCCAGAAACTAAACCGATATTACCTCTGACAATTGAACTTTCACCAGTGGCGCCCGTTGTTGTGTTTGAAAATCCCATTCTTCACCTCACTTCAAATCCCTTATTGACCCTTGGGCCGCCAGGAATGTGCAGATTAATTCTCCTGCTGTAAAATACATTCCTTGAGTTCCTAGCCTGTTGATTGCAAAAGGATCTGGGTTCGTTGCACTCATTCCACTCTCGAAATACAATGTCGGATACAGTAAGGCAATGAATAACCTAGGTACGCCTGTTTCCTCGTTAGTTGTCGTGTCAAGCAAGTAAATCCTGCTGATTGTATCTGCCGCAACAGCTTGTGATGCAAACAAAGGAACACCATATACTAAAGCTACTCGCATTCCAACAGCATGACCTTCATCAGTTTCTACTCCGTTAAGTCCGATTCTTACCAGTTCGTCTCTCTTCAAGACTCCAGGATACCTTATTTGATTTTCATATAATCCGAAAATTCTCCACTTAGTATCATTTCCTGTAAGAATTACATTAGTTCTAGCTCCTGCATTCTCAAGCAAGGAAAGCGTGTCTCGAATTAAGTCGTCTGATACAAATCGATCTGTTCCTGAGTTATGGTCGACTACTGCATCTGCCCAAGAATTTGAGCTTCTATCGATTCCGTAAATGTCCTCATCTCCAGTTGTCCAGCCAATTGCCGCTTGATAAGCAGTACTTGCTGTTACTCTATCAATAGATTCGAAGTTACTTCCTGCTAGAGTATCTCCATTTACGCAAAGTTGCTCGTTGATTCTCTTAGCGTGTAGTGTTGCAAAGTATCCTCGTAGAAATTCCATGTCACCAATTGAGTCGTCTCCTTTCTTTACTCTTCCTTCGTGGATGTAAGACACATCAAAAGTATGCACCACTTGTTTTGGAAAAGCTTCGATCTCTGCGAAAGTTGGCTTGATAGTCTCTGGGATAGTTGCGTTCTCTGATACTCCACCACCTGCTGTACTTCCTGCGTCAGCTGTGATTGCTCTCCATCCTGAGTGATCCCAAGGCCTCTTAGGAACTAATGCGAATACATTGGCTTCGTTATTCAGTTGACTGAAAGCGAAAGCTCCGAAAACTGTGTTATGTACTCCAGTAGTAGATGTGATTACTGGTTGATTTATCTTCGCAACCATGTGTGGCCCATAGTATTTCTCAAGAAGTTGTCCGATTGTTACTAGTCTTTCTACCATTTTAAACAGCCTCTTTTTGGAAATCTGCCCATGCCTTATTTACTTCCATGTAATTAAGTCTCTGCTTTCCAGAAGCTAAGTCCATAGAAAGCTTGGCAAAGTCCTTATTTTTCTTTATTTCCTTTACATCTCCTGCGAAAGGAAGTGGTGTACTTGCTTTAGCGACTGCTCTATTTTCAATTTTGCCTAGTCTCTTTAGCACTTCACTCTTAAAAGCGTCTTTTTCATTGGATTCTTCAGGAGAGGGTGCCTCTGGAGCAGGTGCGTCTGTTTCACCTTCAATATCACTTGCAGCCTCTTCTTTTTTAGTCTCATCCTCTTCTTCTTTCTTTTCCTCTGGCTTTTTCTCTTCTTCGTTCTGTTTTTTCTTATCTTCTTCCTCTGGCTTCTCTTCCTCCTCTTCCTTAGGAGGAACGTCTTGCTTTTTCATAGCTTCGAAATCTGCTTTAAGACCTTTAACGGTCTCAGTTAGGTCAGAAATCGCCTTAATTATGTCTTTTGACATTTTATCACCTTCCTTGGTTGTATTTTCTATATTAGACTCCTTATTTATATCAGTTTCTTTATACCATCCTTTATTTATCGCTGTATTACATACTGCAAACGCTGCTTGCTCTTTAGTTTGACTTGGATTATCTGGCTTAAAGTTTGGATCATTTACTAATTCAGATACACAAGAATCTAACGCTTCAGGTTTTTTTACCTGAGACTTAGCTACAACTGAGTAAGCCTCGGTAAGCGCCATCGGATTACATGGATCGCTTACACTAGCTGTTTCAAATTGCTGGAATCCTTCTAACACTTTCACTTGCTCTCCTGTTACTTCGTCTTTTCCAAGAGAAACATGGGTGTTAAATCCTCCAACAGATGCGCCGACCCTTTCACCGCTTTGGATCTCTTCCCATATCTTATCATCTAGTTGATTATGGTCATATGTCTTGTCTAAGTGAAGGACTCCTTTTGATTTAGTCTCTGGATGCTCTAGCACTTTGTAAGCTAAAGTCCTGCCAATAATTCGATTAGTATGCCCGTCTGAAATAGGCCCTCCTCTTTCAAGTAAAGTATCCTGTTGGTTTGCGATGTCGTCAATAGGAATAAGTTCTCCTGCGTTGTCTTTCATCTCAACACTGGCCCAAGTTACTGAAATCCGTTCTTCTGCGTTCTCTACTGCTTTCTTGATTTTTTCTAAGTTGTCTGTACTCTCGAAAAGCTTGAGGATTTCTTCTGTTGAAATTGATCCTTTCTTTTTTGTGCAAAATAATACTTTCATAGTTACACCCCGAAGTTAAATTCTGCTTTAGCTTGTTCTACTGCTGGTTGGATATACGGACTAGGTAACATTCCTCTTTGTTTTATTGCCATAGCAATAGCATAAGAAATACTTTTAATTTCACTTTCTTTAGAAATACCCAGTTTTCGCCTTACCCATTTGTGTAGTACATTAGGTGGAGGCATCGTACCAGGATGACGGCCAAACTCAATAATGTCAGCGTATGGCGCAGCATAAACAATTTCCTTATTTAAAAACTTTCGATTTACATTCCCTGACTTAAGCAAGTTTCCTGTGTCTATTTTTTGGTCATCTATCAGTTTTTGCTGAGATAATAAAAAAACTCTGTCAATGAAATCATCCATAAATTTATTTACTTCATTCAAAGCTATCTCAGCTGAATCTACCATAAACTATCAATTAGAACCTTTATTTATATCAGTTTCTTAAATAGCGGTAAGGATATTCCTTAATCTGTCGTGATTAAGCTTTCCAGTAATCAAATGTCTCACTTCTCGATTAGCATGAACATGAGCAATGTAATCGAAATCTCTCATTATGTTATGCTGTAAGATACTTGAAGAATACTCGAACATTACTATTCCTCTGTTTAAAATTTTTGAATTCATATCTATCACTCTCTAGTGCCTAAATCTTACTGGCGACCTAACAAAATACTGTAGTTCTTTATGTGCTGGAATCTGCGGGCCTTTGATTCTTCTTCCGCTTCCACCAGTCGTCGGCCCAGTTCCACCCATTCCTTTTGTTATAATAAGATGGTCTGGCCCGAGACCCTTTGTAATCAATCTGTTCATACTGCTTCCCGTTTGAATACAGATGACTCGTTAGGATTACCGCTTTTGTCTGTCAGATTAAATGTAAACAAAGCAGTAGTTCCGTCATCATCGTAAATAATCAGTTGATTGTTTAGAATCTGCCAGTTGTTTTTCTCTACTTTTAATATCCTGTTCGTGTCTGAAGCTATCTGATTGCTTCCTACAGAGTACCTTTCTGCGACAGGTTGAGAAGCTCCACCGTCTGCACGATACACGTAATTAGTTGAGTCTACTATAGTTGAGAAATCATACTTGTAAAATCCTAATGAAACTTCTGTCATACTAGCTCCTGTGACTATTGCTGTACCATCTTCATCTGCAATATCAATAGTAGGAGTAAGCCCTGTTTTAGGCGAACCATTCTCAGTAAAGAAAGCAAAAATTATCATATTGGAACACACCTCTCATAATTGCAGTTCCACTGTTGACTAGACGTAGTTGTTTCAGGTATCTTTACTAGAACTCCCTTTTTGCACCAGTAATTTTCTGTGTTAGCAGAATTATACACCTCAAAGCATACTTGGAATCTTTCACCTGATTTAGTAACACACTTGTAGTATCCTTCGTGAACACCTAAATTTACATATTCCCATCCAGCTCTGCATCCAGTTTTAGTTCCACTGTCTTGTACGTAATAAGTTATTCCAGAAGATAATAAGATCACTAAAGTTATAATCCCGCCTATTAGTTTTTTTTCCATGTTATTCTACCCTCATGAAACTATCAAAAAAATAACCATGACAATTAGTGACATCAAAGTTAAAGTCATTTGCCCAAATATCGTAGTAAGTAATAAAATCTCCTGCCCCTGTCATCCTAAAATCATATGGGCGGATGTCTCTTTTCCTGTCTGATCTGCAATTATCGCTGCATTGGACTACCCAATCGCTTTCGCATGGTGGAAAACAAGAGGGATGATAGATGCTTTGATTGTCAAAAAATACATAAGAAGTTGAATTAGTCCATGTATATCTTAAAGTATCTGTCATTCTATTTGAACATGGATACCTTGAATCTTGAATAGAGGGATAGTTACTGGCTGCTGCAAAATGTTCCCTTTTGTCCCATGTAGGTGATCTAAAGGATTTATTGGCATGGTAGATGTCAGAGAATGCATTTAAAGAGGTGGAATCTGAATATAAGATATGAATATCTTTTTGTGAACTTACTCCTATGTCTGGGTAAAAAGAGATAGTAGAATCAACTAATTGAGTACTGAAAGAAGTTAGATCACTAGCTGAAAAATTGGCATGATATAATTGTGTAGCCAAGCCTGGAGCAGTAATATAACCTACATGAAACATATCGTCATTATCTACAGTAATTGTTGGCGCGTGCGCACTAGAAGGGATTCCAAACATTCCGATTACATCTTCATCAATAGAATGCCTAACCCAACCATCAATACTACAGAATACATCTAAATCTTTATCATCTGTGCCTAAAGCAACTATGCATACAGTATTCTTGCTGTCGACAGCTATATCACAAAAATCTGTATCATCACTAGCATTATTATTTATAATTATTCTGTTCCAATCAGAACTATTAACGTACTGCAATGTTCCACCTCCTGAAGTATCTATAGCAGCAAAATGAAGCACGTCATTTTTGTCAGTGATTCCAGAAGGTAATTTCATAGTTGCTCCAATTGGAAAGACTGGACCCATTATAGTTCTTTGAACACTCCATGTTGTCCCATTGTCTGTGCTGTTTATTATTTGTATAACACTAGGCAAAAAACTCTGTTGTTCATAATATATGTATAAATCATTATTTGAATTTGTTAACATACCATTTACGCCGAATGAAAATATCCCGCCCTGAACTTCTTTTTTACTCCAAGTGACTCCCTTATCTGAAGAATTGCCATACCACAAGTCAGAACCAGAAGCTGTCCAGGATTCATGAAGTAATCCATCTGATGTCCTGACCATATTTTCATTGGGTGGATAAGCAGTAGCTAAAAGTCTTGCATTAGCATCTATGATTGACGAACCACTTCCAGTATAGATTGTAAAGTTCTTACTTGTTTCTGGAAGGATTAGTCTTATCCTTAGAGGTAACTTATTTCTTGATGCGCTGCTGAATAATATATATCCATATCCTTCTGTCATGTTACACCAATGTTGGGGTATTCCATAATCTTCTAGGTATCCGTAATTTACAGATATATTTTGGGAATAATTAAAGCCTCCTTGAGCATCTTCGTTTTGATACATCAATTCATCCACTCCTAATAAATTGCACAGTGCCATGTGCCATCTATAGTTTCCAGGAAGATCATTCTTAGCAGTAACATTTAATTCTAAGTAATAATCATCTATCTGATAGATGTCTGTGTTTAAATCTTCATCCTCTTGAGTATGTTCAAATTCCCATGCCACTACACCAAATTGGTCGATTGTATTAGCGACAGCAAAAGGGATACATAGTAAACTTATCATTATAAGATTAATTTTGGCATACATGGATCCCCCCATTTCCACCTGTACCAAATATCATATTGATGCAAGTGCCATTGTATTGGATTTGTGGAGCACTTGTCCAGTCACTAGAGTTAAACTTGATAGAATTTTCTACTGTTATGTTTGCCAAAGCATTGACATGACCATTTACATTCAAAGTGTTTGAAATATTAAGTGTTGGAACATCGATGTTTATTTCTGTTAGGGCCTTTATGTCTAAATTACCGCTTGAAGGGCTGGACATATTAATTTTTTTGTCTCTAACGAATATGTTCTCTCCAGTATTCATCAATATGTCATCACTAAATTGAAAGTAATCTTGTCCTGTATCACCATAGAAACCAAAAAGACCATTAGTGCCAGTAGTTTGCATAGAAATAGCCATTATAGTGCTAGGACTTATCATTGAAAATACAATAGCGTTAAAGTTAATAACAATAGCCTCAATATCTAATGTAGATGCTGCTGATGAATATATCTTTTGGCCACTACTTCTAAACTGAATTTCTCTATTTGTTGTCATAAGTATATTTGAGGGTTGCATATCTGTATCATTTTTTAAGAAAAAATAATCAGTGCAAATTACAGTATCGCCTAATTCAGTAATCGCTGAATTTGCAGGACAGGCTGTGGGATAGTTTACATGAGTCCAGTTCTGAGTGATATGACTTACTCCCGTTCCAGTAAAATTGTAGCTTCCAAAATCAGCCACTTGGTCAGCATCATTAAATGTATGCCCTGCTACATTCCACTCTAAATTATCTAACTCATCATGATTAGTGATAGGTGGAGCAGAAGAGCTTCCGCCGCTAGCTGTTACTTCTCCCCTTATATCAAAATGAAAATGCCCATTTAACTGTTGGAAATTTGAGCTTGTAGGTGCTTTTTTTATTATGGTTCTTGCAACTGGTACAAATGCCGTCTTTAAATTGTTATTATTTGGAAAGAAATTCATTACATCGAATCCATCTGCCTTAGCTGCAGATAATGTCAAATACTCCGTAGATGGTTCGTTTTGAACTACAGCAACTAACCTGCTAGTGTTTTGAGCAATAGGCACTACTCCCCAAATCACGTTAAAGAACTTGTTTACTCCGATTGCTCCACCGTCTCCGTAAGTCGTAAAAATAGTATTGTCTGTAAAGTTAGTAAACTCTCCAGTTGAGTTGACAAAATAAAAATCCTCAGTATTAGTTATATTGTTCAAATAAGTCATTTCATCTATTCTTATCTTTACCGTTCCATCGGTAATATTTATCTCAGTAGCAGAAGAGAAAATAGCTAAACCTCTTACATAAATTGCCCCTTGGTCATCGAATCTGTCATGGACTAAATCTACAAACTCATCATTACTAGATGCGTGAACATCAAATAAATAAATATTATCAGTCGTATCCCCAACATATACTTTAGCAACATCTGCATGAGGAGCACTCGGGTCACTCCCTGCAATAACAAGTGAAGGATTTCCTGCTGTTTGATAACTTACATAGTTAAAAGTCGGACTGATTGTTGTCCCTGTGTTTAACGTGATTGAATCACTGTTCTCAGTTTGAATAGTTTCGTTTCCATCTATGTTAATGACAAGTGTGTCTTTTTCAGTATCGTTTATTACTAAATCTGTTCCTTCAACCGTTGCATTAACTCGATTAAATAAGATATTCTTGTGCAAGTCATCTAAGACAGTAAGTGTCCTAGTTAAGAAACGCCAATCTCCATCTGAATTAGTAACCCAGACTTCATCTACTACCTGCATATCATCTGAGACAAGCAAGTCTGCGCCAGAAGTAGTTGTGTTGCAGTCTATTTTAAGTGTCTCATTGATTCTATCCATATATCTTCCACAATCAGTTCTATTCTGTGTATTACTGAAAAAATCTGCATCTTCGTTTACTATCATAAAACTTCGCATTATGTAAGAGGCTTGAGTTCCTCCTCCTGGCTGGACAAGAAAGTGAGGTAACATAACACCACTAGGGCCTTTCATAGCTATACCGAATGTTTTATTCGCTGAGATTACTGAAGAAGCGTTGTAAGTTCTTAGTTGAAAATCTTGATTCTCACCGAATAATATATCTCCGCCTTCTCCATCTTGCCCTAAAACAATTCCTTGTTTTAATTGAGTCCCTTCCAACCTGTTTATTTGTATTCCAGTAGTTCTATTACCTTTAAGAGTATCAATAATTATACCTGTTTCTTCTCTATTAGCCCTATGCCAACTATCAGAGGAAATATCAGTTAAGTAATATCCTATAAATGTATCATTAATAAATCCTTTATCATTGGAACTACCGTCATTAATTGTGTTAAAATTAAAATAAAAAAGATTTTTTAGAGTAACATCTGCATTAGGTTGATTAGGTCTACTAAAAGAAGTATCAATACCATAAATGGTATTAGTAATGTTTTTACCTATTCCTTCTGGGGAAGATTGAAATAAAAAACTTGCAGATTGATCTATTAATTTAGTAGTAGAACTAGCACCGAAATGAAAAACAGGATGATCTTCAATATTCCAAATACCTGCTCGTAGAATTATATTTTCGATTGCGGTAGTACTACCATATCCTGTACCAGTAGTACCTGATGGGCGATGCTTAGTATCCAAATCCAAACTTTTTAAATCATTTCCTGTATTATTAACATTGAACCAAAATCTTACTCTATCAACGTCATTGTTTAGAGTAGATACCCGATTATCCCTAACAAATAAACCTTTCAAATCAACATCTTTTTCAGGATAAACTGACAGTTCACCGAATATATCTACATCACCACCACTCATATTGAAAACACTAGCAGGAATCTGCATTATTGCCTCAGCATTACTGCCGTTTCTGAATAAGTTAAATCCTTGTGTAATATTTTTAACAGAAATATTAAATGCATCCTGAAAAAAATGAAGCGTCCAATTGTTATTGCCTTCTGAGGTTCTATTTACAGTAAAATTCATAATAAATGTTCCACCTACCTGGTGAATTCCAGTGTTATCTCTAGTGCAATTCCATACAATCTCTCCGCTTATGTTCTTGCTCTTTAGTATTAGATTTTTTCCACATCTGGTTATGTTTCTGTAAGCATTGAAACCATCATCAGAAAAACTTGAAAAAGATATATTGCCTTTAACATCTAAAATATTCCCAATAGTAGTGATATTATTAACTGTGTTTACTTTAAATGGGTATACTGTTGGAAATCTTTCTTTTGAAACAAAAAAGATATCATTCAAAAAGTAACTTTCAAGACTTAAAAATTCCAATACACCTAGTGGTCCCACATGGAGTTGCGTAGTTTCTGTTGAAAGATTGTTAAATAAATAAGCAGCTGGGCCAAGATTGAGCCTATAATCTTGATTTAGATGAATATTAGAATTATTCATAGTTAGATCTCCATGTATAGTAAGATTGTCGAAGATTTCCTGACCTGGAATTGCATAAACTATTCCGATTAACAACAAGAAAATCAAGCTTATTATTAGTTTTTTCATGTCATCTCCACTCGCTTCTTTTAACATTCTTTACCCATAACTGCAATTTCTGAGTTGCGGAATCAAACACAAAGTAAGTGTTCCCATCTGAACTCATGATTAACTTAACATCATCCCCAAGTATCGGAAGCACTCCACTTCTAGTAAGCAGTACATTTCCCATCATTCCACAATCCAGTCTAGTTTAGTAGATAATCTTCCTGTAATCGGCTTCATGGCAGTAACCTTCGGCGTTAGCTTAAACGTTATCTGGCTTATGCTCTTAGGTGGAATCGCTTCAATTGACTCAGTTAAAAAAATATTCTCCCCTTCTAAAGTCATGTCTACATTTAGCCTAAAAGGAAGGTTATTCCTTACAAACACCGTTTTGTAAGTAGTAGTCCCTGCTTCGACTACACCGAAATTAATCTTATCAAGTACGGGCTGATTTTGCTGTAAGTCAAAAAAGAGAGAGATTTCATCCATGTATATCCTCTTCCAGTTGATTAAGGACTTTCTCTTTCTTCTTGAGGATGCTTACTGTCTTTTCTTTTATTAGAATGTCTAGCTCTTTTTCTGCTAACTCTGACTTTACTTCAATTTCTTTTTCTTCTATTTCTCTCTGTTTTTTCAGTAAGTCTTGCCTTTTCTTTTGTATCCTAGTAGTAGGTAGCCTTACGAAAGTGTGCCTTGAGTTGTAATGTGAAACGGGGAAGTCTTCGTTTACTGTCCAATCTGGAAAATCCTTGGAAGCTTCGTCTTTTACTATACCAACATAATCAGACCAGACTACTCCGCTTTTAGTTCGAGCTTTAATCCTTTTGCTTGTGTTAGTTGTTCGGTTGTCATTCGGGCCTATGTGCTTAAAAAGTAAGTTGTCGAAGTCCTCTTCTTTCTGATAACTCATTTTTCTTGCAGCAGATGCTACCTTAGAAGTTTCGGTTCTTGCGATTGTCTCTGCCCTGAAATCCGAGACATCTACTATATCTCTTATCTTTCCTGTGATAGCTAGAGCAGTAAGCCCAGCTGGATTTCTAAACGCATTTTGGATCACTAAGTTAAGTTTGTTTGTTATGTCTGCGCTTAAATTTTTGTAAGCATCTGAAAGAACCTGTTGGTTAGCTAGAACATTTAAAGCGTTCTGATCTCTTACGTCAAACAATACATTAACTCCTAAGTCTTTGCCTATCTTGTCCATCTCGGTTGTGTATGTTTTCTTAAACAGTCTTTGCGCGGATGCCTTTAACTCACTTTGTAAGTCGAGGTTAACCTTAGCTATTATCTTTTGAAGTTCTGCTTCTTTAGGTCTGCGCTTGAATTTCTTTAGAAACTTCTGGATTTTGAGTTTTAGCGTATCAGCAAGCTTAGTGAAAGCTGGCCTTGATTTAGCTTGTTTTACTGCTTCTTGAAAATCAAACGCCTCAGGTTCACCTGCCGTATCAATTGTTTGGGGGGTGGTTGATGACAACATAGAATCATCCTGGGGCGCTTGAGTAGGAATAAGATCACCTTCTTTGATAAATACCTCGCTTGTATCTTCAATGTATTTTGCTTCTAGTCCCATTGAAACGGCATTCCTTCCATTTTCTAGAGTAAGCCTTTGCCTCTCTAGCTTTGCCATCTCATCTTGCTCTTCGCTTGGATTAAGAGTAAGCACGTATCCTTTTACGCCCATGGCCTTTAATAACTTAGGCAAGTAAAATTTATTGTAAATCTCTTGACCGTACTCTACTGCTCTATTAGTTACAGTGACTTGCATTCCTTCATTGTTTAACCCGCCGCCTTGAGATACGTCTCCTTGAAATAACGGCTCTACTCCATAGACTGCGCCTATTTGTCTCCTGTACTCATTTCTCATCTCTGTGTGCTGTAATTCATCCAGACTTTTCATAAAGTCAATGAACTCAACGAAATTCCTTCCGCTTGAACTATCTGGAACGCCCATTATTATAGGAAGATGAGGATTCTCTTCTGCTCTCTGCTTTGCCTCATCCCACATCTTATTAAGCGTATCACGATTAGAAGTCTTGAAAAATAATCCTGCTTTCGGAGGTCTCTGGCCGTCATATAACTCCATTATGTACTTGTCCATGAAAAGCAATGTACTTGTCCATGAAAAGCAATGTTCTAGTTTTTTGCCATGTCGTAACGATAGGAGAGAAACCACGCCTTTTGCTAGGTCGATATTTAGATTTGAAAACTACTTCGTCTTTAAAGTAGTAGATAGTCGTCCCGCCGTAAACTGAGAAGAAATGCGCTCTGTATGTTTTATTGCCACACTCAGGACATTCTAATTTGTCTTTATTTAAAACCGATCTATGCACTACACAAGTAGTTAGCTCTTCGTTAGTATCTGTGTATCCTGGCCTGTCAAATCTATTTTGAATCAAACCCATGAACTTTGGATCACCTCGGATAACCTGACTGAACTTTCTACTGTTTATATCTCCTTTAGCATCTAGAAAGTAATCGAATATAAATATCATAAACCCGTCATCCATGATACTGAAGTCGTCTTCTATCTCCATCAACACTTCAGTTGCGCTTTGGCTGTTCTCGTTTATATTCTCTAGTTTTTCCAATATCTCTTCTCTAGTTAATCCGACTGCTTCGGTCTCCTCTTCACTGCTAGTATCGTCTAGTGATTCCTTTGCTTCAGAGAGATCGTAGCCGTTTCTAAATAACTCTCTTCTTAGCGCATTATGAACTACTGTCTGAACATCTGAGTTATAAGCAAGCTCGTATAGAATTTGATTCCCGTATGGATACCTCGGGTAGACCATTGAACCATGGCTAAAGTGATAACCACTAAATGGCCTAAGCACACCATCCATCGCTATCTTTAGCTTTTTTGTTACTGCCTGAAGTTTAGTTCTAAGAGAAATCGGATTAATCGCACTTACGCTATTCTTGAGAACATTCCAGGCTTTCATTGGTGCACTACCTTTAATTATCCCTTTTATTTATATCAGTTTCCAAAAATTCATCCAGTTTGGACATTTTAATATCAAATAAATTATACTTTTTATCAATTCTGACTAGTTCAGTGTTTATGTATCTCAAAAGAACGCACCCTTTTTATCGTCTAGAAACACATAGCCTCTGTTTACGCCTAAGTGTGAAAAGAGTACATACCTAAGCGCATCCATTGCATGGTCGTTTACTTTAAGAGGCTGCTCTTTTGCTTCCTTGTCTTCTTTCACATCTAAATATCTATACTGGTTTATTTCCTCGATTAAGTGATTGCAGTGCTGGTTTATGAAAATTCTAGGTTTGTTATCCTTCTGAACATCAAACATAGTGTAAGTAAAGTGAATCCCTGGCATTACCTCGTTTTTTGCTCTCATAGCAGGTAATCCTAATTCACAGAGTTCGGCAATAAGCATCGGCTCAGAAGGATCGCAGTAAATATTGTTAAAATCAAATGGCTCAATTTGAATATTTAGATTAGAATATGCCCCTTTCTTTTTATTTAACCATTCAGCTAAGTGATCCATGTTTTTCTTTGAGTGATAGTATTCTTCTAAAACGTATGCTCTGTCATCTGAATCTATGCCTACGATTAAGCAAGCCATAGCATTAGTAAAGCCGAAGTCTACTCCACAAACTATCTCTTTGAATAACTCTACATTTGGGTTCTCCTTGATTATATGAACGTCATGCTTGAAATTATCGTATACTTGCCCTTCGAACCCAACTACTTCTCCGTATATCTCTTGCCTGGCGAATTTACCTGCTAATTGATTTAATAGATTTTGCTTATAGCTTTCTGGAGTAAATGGATTCAGAAGAGTTGACGAACCGAACCAAGCATACTCATCTTTATTCGGAAACTCTTTTTTAGTCCTAGGGTGTTGTGTCTTCATAAACACATAGTACAACCAATCATGGCCAGAAGGCGTGGTTGTGACAATTCCTCTTAACGGCCCGTATTGGTCTCTAAGTCTAGTTAGTAAAATATCCCAAATATAACTAGGGTGAAACCTTGTCTCATCAGCCCAGAAGCCTCCGATTTCCATGCCCCTTAATCTATCTATATGTCTTTCGTTGTCTGCTGTTAAATAGAATATAGTCCCTCCTCCTTTTAACTTAATAGTTGTCTTACTCTGTGAATGTGAGTCAACTATTTCCCTAGGGCAGAACTTCCAGAACTGCGCTAAAGTAGCGAAGTTCATTATCCTTGAGTTTGGAGCTAGAATAAGAAATTGAGATTTAGGGTAAGCAAGCGCCATCTTAAGAATTTCATTAGCTCCTGCCGCAGACTTTCCCGATCCCACGCCTGCGATAAACGCCCTAAACTTCTTGTCAGAATTATGAAAGTTTAGCTGTCTATCATAAGGTTCGTAACCGTTAGCTATTTGCATCGGCTGTACCTGCGGTATTGCCTAGCATTTGCTTTAGAACTTTCCTTCCGTCTTTATTGTCCTTCCTTACTTGAATCATTTTATACATAAACCGATTCATTCCCTTCATGAATTCTTTCCTTGTGTAAGGGTCTAGCTTAGCGAGTTTATCTACTACCTGCTTGTCCATCTTCAGGTTTACTTTCTTTTTATCAGGAACGTACTTCTCTTTGTCTTCATCAGGCTTAATGTCTATCATCGCTTTTCCGCCACCCTGGATCTTCATGTATTCTACGAAGTAAGGAAGAAAAGTATCGTATTGGCTCATATACAAAGGTACTTTATGCTGGATCTCTGGGTTATAATATCTGTTCATTTTCTCCTGGAGTTCAAATAAAAAGAATTTAAGCTGCTCTCTGTAATGCGTATCTTCTAAAGCAATAGTAAGCAAGATCCTAAGAAAAAACTTAGGTATACCGTACCAATGGGTATTATCCCGATTATAGTATTGGTTAATATTATTATAATCATGTGGTGTAGGGTTGTCTATGTCTATTCGCTTATATGTAAACCAATGCTTTCTAACAGACTCTTCGAACGCGTCCCAGACTACAAAGAAATGAGTGTTGTATACTTCGTTAGGAATGCCTTCTCTTCCCTTTATTATATGCTGGTCTGCATTGTATTTCTTAAGAAAGTATTGGACTAATTTCATGGCAACTACATGGAGTCTTAGCTTTAGAACTATCTTCATTACTCTAAACTTCTTCCAGTGGAATATGTCTTCTCTTGCTGTCACGATGAATCCCCTCGATTTTTTTATTACTAGCATAATCAAAGGGCAGAAGAACTTTTCTTTGAAATCAAAGTGGATCTTATGGTGTCTGTCTGACTTATGCTCTATGTCATCATACGGCCTGAATATGCTGAATCTAATTTGTTCTCACCTTATCACTCACATCTATCCATACAAAAGCTTCAATTAAAAATTCTCTTTGGCATTTAAAACAGAAATCCCACTTTTTATACAATTCAGTTACTTTATCGAAGCGAACAGTTTCAAATCTCCAGACTGAATGCTGTGTTTTGCATATCTTATGCCAAGTATTAGTGCTCTTACAAAAGGGGCATTTATTCGTTGGCATGGTAATCTTTCGTTTACAAAGTGTTGCTCCTTTCTTGCCTTCTCTATAGATTTCGCCTTCTTTAACCCAGTCTCTTGCACTTTCATTAGCGTGATTCTCCATAGAATCAAGATTATTCATGAAATACTTAACTTTCTTTTTCCAGAATCTCAAAGTTCTTCACCTTCTTTTACTATCCTATCATATACTTCCTTCTGAAATGGGCTTCTCTCTAAGGCAAGCATAGCCTCAACTTTATCTGCTTTTAATACAATCGCCCATATAAAACCGATTATTATGACAAGCAACTGGCTTAAGACAATAATCCAGATGATGAATGATACTGAAAGACTTACACTAGTGAACTTCTCTATAAAAAGTAATATCCAACCTAACTCTGGGATCATCTCAGTGAACCTTCCTATTACTTGCCCTTGGCCTACACTTCTAAGGTACATTAATTTAAAGTAATAGTAGAAAACTTTTGCTTTAGTTGTCTTTACATCTTTCGGAGCAAAGAAAGCATCATTCAGGCTTCTCCTTCCTAAGTTCTGGATTTTTTCCTTGAATCCCATTATTCTACCTTTTTCAATAAATTAGTAACGAAACTGATTCCTGCCAATTGATTGCAGTTGCACTGGTAAGTTGTCTTATCTCCTTTATTCATAGCTTTCTGGTTTTCTTTTCTAAGGGAATCAATCTTTTTTTCTATCTCTCCCCTGAATTGCCTTGAGTTCATTCGCAAGTCTCGATTAGCTTAGTCTGGTTCACTTCAATCGGTTCACCGAAACAAATGTACTCTGCTATATTCTCAAGCAAACCTCTGGAAACACCTGACATTCGATTAAATGTATATAGCCACTTTACATCGCCTATTGTCGTGTCATCTGACATATATTGAGTTACAAGCGAATGTGGATTATCGAATATCATATACTCTATTCTATCTGCTATCTGAGAAGCAGAGAGACTTTCTGCTTGAGAAATAACAGAATAACCTAATCCATAGCCTACGATGAAAGTAATAACAACAATAAGCAAAATATATGATTTACTTATCTCCATCTTTCTCTCCCCAAACTACTACGATATTGGTTTCTGAAGCTGGCTTGAAGTCTTTTAATCCGAATCTCTCTAGGAAATCTATGTGTTTTTCTTCTACTGCAAGTAAAGCATGAGCTATAGTGGCTTTGTCTTTTCCTTTTGATCTAAAGAATTCTGCCTGTAAATCTGTAAGTAAGGCCCTGTTTAGCATATCAAAGTTTACTTTTACTTGTTGCAGACAGTTTTTATCTATGCCCCTTTTATAGATCATCTGAATGTCTTGATAGATTGTTCTCTCTGAGACATTATATTTTTTACCCATCTCTCTCCTGCTTATATTCCAAAGTCCTATCTTTTCAGCAATTCTATGTATCTCCATTCTTCTAGTCTGATAGTCTGCTCGAATTATTTCAGAAGTCATGTTATTTTCTCAACTTTTTTATTAGTGAAAGATTCATATCTTTTAACTATTACATCGCAGTATTTTGGGTCTATCTCCATCATGTAGCATACTCTTCCGACTTTTTCAGATGCGATGAGGGTTGTGCCAGTTCCACCAAAGGGATCAACTACTAATTCTTCTTCTTTACTGTTGTTTTTTATAGGGATAATCATACAATTTAATGGCTTTTGTGTTGAATGTCCGTATGTCTCTTCTCTTTGTGGGTTTGTCATATCATTTGATGGTATTTCCCAGACAGTAACCTCTTTCCTGCTTCCTTGCCAGTTATGTTTCTCTCCTTTTTTTACTGCATACCAGCATGGTTCATGTTTCCAGTGGTAATCTCCCCTCCCAAGGGTAAAATTAGATTTGTTCCAGATTATATTGCTTATTACCTCATATCCTTCCTTTTCTAATGATTCCTGAACCTTTGATGTGAACCAAGAGGCGTGCCAATTATATATTACTTGGGGATTAAATAGTTTGTATGTGACAGACCAATCAACTCTATTATCATTATGTACTTCATCATAATTTTCCGTTTTGGTCTTGCCCCTGTATGATTCTCTCCATTTAGGCTTATAATTTACTCCATAAGGTGGATCTGTTACCATTAAAATTGACTTCTTTCCGTTCATTAATTTCTTTACATCTCCTTCTTTAGTAGAATCTCCGCACATTAGCCTGTGTGGGCCTAACTGGTATATGTCACCTGGTTTAGTAACAGGTTGAGTTATTTTATCTAGCTCTGCTTCTGCATCGAAATCTTCTTCTTTATTCAGTAATTCTTGCCTTCTCAAGTGTTTTTCTACTTCAGTTAAACTTAAACCTGTGGCCATTTTAAGCAGTTCTTTTTCTTCAGAATCGAGTATCTTAAGGTATTCTTCTGCGTCTATTTTAGGATCATGTAATCCGTGTATTTTATTTGCAGCTTGCCTGTATAGTCTTCTATGTGCATCATTTTTAAAGTCTACTAGAATAGAGGGAATAGACTGTTTGCCTTCTTTTATGTATTTTTTAAGCCTGTGCTCTCCATCTGCAAGAATAAGGGTGTTTTTGTCAACGATAATCGGTTGAGTGTTTCCAAACTCCTCCATAGACTTAAAGAGCCTGTTTTGCATTTCTTTATCCATGATGTTTGGATTGCTATTATCTAGCTTTATTTTACTTATCTCTAAATCTTGTATTTTGTGTTCTTTCATTTTTTTCCCAGAGTTCATCGAATATTTTTTTAACTTCATCTAAAGTAATTCCCTGAACTTCTAGTTGTTTTTCTTCGATTACCTGGTCATTTGGGAGTACTTTTTTTGTGATTAATCTAATGTAAGGTAGTACTTCAGTCATTTTCTAAACATTTCCATAATTCAGCTTGTTGTCTTTTTGTCAGATGTTCAATAAATGCGGATTTCTCAATAGCTTTCTTTACTTTGATTTTGTCTAAGCAATGCGCCTGTATAATCTCACTCCATCCTTGTAATTCTAGATGTTTAGCATTACTTTCACCAAACTCATCCTTTTCAGCTAATTTTGGGAATTCTTCTTCAAACGTCATTTTTACTCATTGCCCAGTTATCTAGTTCATACTTAGACAAGTTTTTTTTATTGAGTAAGTTACCTATTACTTCTCTTCCTGTTATTTGATCATAGTAAATTGCAGTCATTCTGGCCTGGCATCTAATAGCTTTTGTCTTCGTTCTAGGAATTTTTTATCAATATCTATCTGCTCTTTTAACGGTTCGATTTTTGAAGAGGTTTCTTCTATCTGACCTCTTAATGTGATTTTCTCTATGTTTTGCTTTAATCTTGCCATTTCTGAGGTAATTGCTGGTGATTTTCCAAACTGATCTAGTTTCTTCTCAAGGGATTCTAACTGTGCTTCACTCTTTTTTATCCTTTCTTCTACTACTTTCATCCCGCCTAGTATGTCTTCATAGCTTGCTTTAGTTTTGATTTCCTCTGTTTTTACTCCTACTACGTTTCCTTTGGAATCCTTTAGCTCTACCTGTTCAGATAAATGGACTATCGCTTCGTTTTTATTTGTCCAGTCGATTCTTTCTATTGGTTCTTTTGACATTGTAATATACCTCTCTATATTTATTCCAATTGAGTGTAAGTATTTTTTACATGGTTCGCAGGCGTAAGGTCTTTTCTTTTCGGTACGGAAGATTTTCTTGCATCTCGGGCTAAGTTTTATCCTGCAGTACCTTATCCTAAGCTTTTGCTTTTTTCTATTTTTTCCCATAACTCTTGAGTGGCGTTAAGTGCACCGCATTCGCACTCATATACTGTATCATAACTGCGGTACTTCTTTTTTAGTTCTTTGTGACATTTAAAGCATTTCATAATCCTAACTCTTCTTTTAAATAATCACCTAATAAACCCCCTAATGCAGGATTTTTCTCCATAGCTTCTCTAATTTTCTGTTTACTAATGTAATGTTGATGTAAATGATGTTTTCTTCCCTCAACGGAATACTCTAGACTCAAAACCTCAGATTCAAGTGCTTCTTCAAATGTCATTGAGTTTATACCTCACGCCTCTCTCACCGAAAAATTGTATTTTAATTATCTCTTTTCTTTTTTTCAAATTAGCGATGTTTTTCCAAACTGAACCATGGCTTAATCCTGTTATTTCCCTTAATTCTGCGATAGTTAGTGGTTTGTTCGCCTCTTTCAAGACATGGTATATATCGATTATACTCATATTCTAATCGTTACGCAATCTTTTTTTGATATGGCTTTCGATGTTTCAAACTCTATCTCATCTGAGTTTACAAGGTCAACTAAATCAACTCTCCTTTCTTTTCTGTCATTTGGGACAGCTTCACTTATGAAATCATGGTGATTATGAGTAAACCCGAAAGAATTAACCTGGTATTCTATATCGATTAAAGCGTCAATTATAAACTGATTGAATTTTAGATCTCCGAACCTTGAAACCATTATCGCACCGAGACACTTGCCTAACTCGTGTCTTATAGAATTATGCCTTGAAATAAAAATAGCGTTTTTAGCTCTTCGGATGTAATTTCCACAGCCAGGCGTATGATATTTTTTAATAGTTGCGATTGCCCTCTTTTTATCTAGAAGATTCATTGTGAAATTATAGCGTAATTTTACTTACAAAACACTTCTGAGTGAACTAGTATTTAAATTTTGTTATTAGAATCAATCAAAAAAATTGGTTTCTCTCCTTTCTCTTCTCTCTCTCTCTTTTTTAACTTTTTTTTATTATATTTGTAATTAGTTAAATTACAAAAAAGCAAAAACAAACGCCTACACCCACAACCTAAATCCATTGGAAACGATGTGGAAGGTGATCCACTTAGAATCAATATGTAGTACCTTCTTAATGCTCCCTTGTGGACACCCGAGACACAGTGCCAATCATTGACGGTTTGAACCATCTATGGTGAGGTGTTTACCCCTTTAACCTGCCCCCCATTAGTGCGTGCGATTTAGGATCTCTCCCTTCGTTGAACAGCCGAAGCCGTCGGGTTCTCAGCAAAGCTTACAGTGAACTGATCCCCCTTTACCAGGAACACTAAGAAGTTGTTTTTGCCCTTGAACTAGCTATAAAACCGAAAAGTTTAAATAGTTTAGTTGTTTTGTACTACATACGGTATTACCTCACAAACGGTATACTATATATTGGGAACTCAGCGGTCGCGACTTCCCTTTCTATTCTTATTCTCTACTTTATTTAAATAAGTTGCGTTTTAGACTCAACACGAATTTATTGCATTTCAAACACTTGAATTTCTTCTGTGATTTAAGCGAAGTCTTAACTGGCATTAGCATATTTGAGCCGCAGTAAATACAGTTCACTTTAATTACCTGTAATATATAATTGCATAAGCTACTGCCCCCATGAAAATACCCGCAATTAAGCCAAACGCTAGAAACTGCAAGGACCTATAAATCATCCAATCAGATTTTAAAGACGCAGTTTTCTTTTCCACTTCCTCTCTGAAGTCTGTAGCTAGGTCAGTGTAATGCTTGAATTCTTCCTCAGTTAAAATTACTCCTTTCATTCTAACCCCATCTGTTTTTTTATAACACAAACAAAATTATGTAAATGTATGCTTACCTCACTTGAGAAACCCAAATGTATTTTTAAATTATTATCTATAACTTCCTTCACTTTCTTCTTGTCTAAACAGTGTTCTTCGATATCTCTCTTCATACTTGTCAAATCAGATAAAGCGCCTTGTTTATCCCCTGTTATTATATGACTAGCACATACCATTTTGTGATGGTTGAACCATTCTAAACTCGGAAACTGTTCTTTGAATTTCATTTTCTCACCGTTACTTTCTTGTTCTGCTTTCCGACGTAATAAATCGCGTAGATAATTCCGCCGAGGAGCATAGAAATAGCCGACCAGAAGATAAACCAGCCGAAATTAAACCGCTTTTGCTTCTCCAAGAAAATATAATTGTCGCTTTCTCCTGTAACTTCATACCCTTGCTTTAAGTATTCTTCTAGTTTCATTTTTTACCTCCCTTATAGACAAATCGAAAAAATCTTAAAAAATCTAAGTATAGGTGTATTAGTTTTTCCATTTTGAATCTCGCCCAGCCAACCAAACAAAAGCTATGTTTTACACCATTAGGATATCTCCTTTACCTCATTCAAATCGGTAGCTTCTTTTACGAGAGTCTGGTTGTTTTACTTGAACAGGCGACCAATGTTAGCCATTGGTTATGGAGCCTCTTCAAATTCTGTCTAGCGGTTCATTTCTTTGTCAATAAAGCGAAAGGATTTTGCACAATTGAGTGTTGTTTGATAAAGTGTGAACCCAGAGATGGAGTTCCTCAATCATTTGCATCCTTGCGCCTCATCTTCCTCAAACAGTCTTTTATAAAAGCCTTCTTCTGTTAATTGCTTTCTTCTTTCTTTGAGCCAATCTTGATAATTCATTTCGTCAATGCCTCGTTCACAGTAGGTTTTCTTCTCCAATATAGGATAGGGATATTTGCTCTCTTTTTTGATCTGTTAAGTATAATGAGGATACTTGCAAAATTGGATCTTGAGGCTTTGCCATTTTGATTTATGAAATGTAAACGATCTTCAAATATTTTTATTTGTGCATTTGGGAGTATGAGATCCCTAAACCATATAGTTGAAGCATCCAATCTAAGAAGCATTACTATAAGTTTTCTCTTTGAATGTTCTATCAATGCTTTTCTGACCCATAGTTCTGTTTGTGAATAGGGTGGATTAACAAAATTCCTTTTTCCCCATTCTATCTCAAGACCATTGAAATTAGGTTTGGGATATGGGCACGGATCAAAGTCAAATCTATAGCGTTTGTCTAACATTTGATATATCACTTTGGGGGTTCTCCAAAGGTCACTTTTCTTTTCCTTCATGGCTTACTTGCCTCCAATTGCGAACCTAAGTGCTTTTTCTTAAACTCTTTTTCTGATATGACATTACCAGATGCAATATCTTCAAATCCTTGTTCTAAGGGAGTTTTCTTATCCTTTTTACAGATATGACAAAAGGATTTGCCTCTCGTATCTTTATAGCAATAATTACAATAGCTTGGCATCTATTTCGCCTCCGTTGCCTCAATAGGATTTAATCCAAAAACTCTAATCAATTCCTTCTGCAATCTTCTTTCTGATAGAGATAAATCAGTCTCATCAATATATCCAATACCGTTGCAGTTGTTACATATCATTATTTCCCTCCCGTTGCCTTCTGGGTAGGTTTTTTGAAGGGTCTATGCTTTGTATCTTCTTCCAACGCTTTGTCTCTGCGTGGCTTTAAATCCTGAATCTCGTTTCTCAAGTAGCCTATGTAATTTCTCAGTCCGTTTTCATTGAGCTGATTCATCTTATAGGCTCTTTCCAGTTGGTCTTTTTCTTTCATTTTTTCATGTATCATCGTATCCCAACTTCTCTAATATCTCCTGACCTAGTTTTGTGTCTTGCGATATTTCTAACCAACAAACATTTAGAGACATTGGTTTAATAGCGAAGTTGTAAACTAGCTCAGATCTTGCTTTTTCAGGGAGCTTGTAATACATCTTGATAAATTTGGTTTTAGCTTTCATTTCACACCTTCTTGATTCTTTGACTTACAATCTTTTCAATTCTATAGCTGAGTTCTTGTATTTATTACAGAGATATTTAACTATTTCAACTTCATCTTTATGAGTAATTGATT